GTGAGGCATTAAAATTATATAAACTGGTTAATGTAATTGCACTTGCACTTGTTCCAGATGTTGAATTTATACCTACATGAAGTGCAGTTACATCAGATGCAGATGTAGATAGATTGTTAATACCATATACACTTGTTGCACCAGTTAATGATTTTCCTATTCTCATGGCTTGAGTTGTATCTAATCCTGATACAGTTCCTAAGCCTAAAGTCCCAGCCATATAGTTATTGGCTGTACCAGTCATGTATAAATTCCATGCTCCAGTAGCAGATGAAATTTGCCCATAAAAACCAAAGTTATTAGTAGCACCCGATAAAGTAGATGCTACAAATCCATATTGATTGGTAACAGTAGAGCCAGCACCAAAAGTCCCTTGCTCTGCGTAAAAATGACTAATGCTAGTTGCAGTAAAAGGTGTGGCTTGAGTAGTTGCTGAACTAGCAAAATATCTGCCATTAACTACATCGGATTGAACTTGTGCATTTATTCTTGTGCCATAACTTGTAGTTGCACCAGTAATAGTTTTGTTAATATTTAAGGCTACACCAGTCACTGTTCCAGAACCAATAGAAACAGTTTGTGCGCTACCAATACGCATTGCTTCAGTAAGCGTACCACTAGAATTTGCTGTGTTAAATACTAAACGACCTTGCACAATGCCTGTGCTTGGTGCGACATCTACTGAAGCAGAAATAGAAGCAAGACTAATTGGTGATGTACCATCATCACCAGACCAGTTAATTGTTCCTACTGCATCCCCAGATTGAACCGCTACGCCATAAGTTCCAACAGTAGTATTGCGTGATTTTGCAAATGTTAAATATGTTTGAGACGCATCATTTGAGAATCTACCAATACCGATTGCTGAAGTGCCACTTGTTGTTCCACCAACAGTAATTTGCGCTGTTAATGATGGTGCGGTATTAAATGCAGAAGTTGCACCTTCAATTACCCTACCACTTGCATCAATCACAAATGGTGTTGAATCAGGATTGGCACTATCCTCAACCAGCAAAGCATTGCCAGCACCAGTTTGCGTAATGCGTAATGCATTACTAGAACTGCTCATAGAAATAACAGTTGGCACACCAGATGTGAATGTAGTTCCGTCAAATGTTAGGTTTGCAGAATCTGTTAACAGTCCACCAGTAGTGGCATAGGTCACACGACCAGAGGTTAAGTCTGTATCGGTGATGGAGCTGAATACGCCCGCACCAGAAATATTGGATATTTTGATAAAGTCTGCGCCGTTCCATGCACAAACTGCTGACTCACCCGCAATAATGGTTACACCCGTAGTTGGGCCAACACCTACCAACTTGATGGATTGAGTGCTAGAGGTCTTATTGATAACGATATAAGTCTTAGACTGCGCTGGCGCTGTAATGGTTCGGGTAACAGTTCCACCCGCTGTCCACAAAAGAATGGCTTCACGGGATGTGTTTGACGCACCAGTTGTGGTGGTCAGGGTTACATCTGCATCAGAAGAAATTGTCGTAGTACCCGCTACAGCCGAGTCCAACAAAGAAGTAATAGAGTTGTTGACTGTATCGCCCCATGTACCGGACAGTTCACCGGTAACTGGAAGGGCTAGGCCCAAGAGTGATGTTGCTGCTGTCGTCATAAATTACCTCAAGTTGTTACTTCCTGCCAAGCTGCGGTTTGGGCGTTATCTACGTTGCCCCAGTTTGCAGTTTGCGTATTCCCAATATTTTGCCAGTTGGGAGTCTGGGTTGTTCCTACCGCCGTCCAATTTGCCGACTGAGCGTTACCTATATTTTGCCAGTTTGCGGTCTGCATGTCATCAATCAATTTCCAATATACTGCAACCACCACACCGACATCGCCTTTAGCATACACGCCAGATAAGGCAAATGATACGTTGCTACGAGATACAGAGCCTACAGCAGCTGCAAGGCTGACACCAGACAGTGCAACTACCCTATCTGCGGTAGCCGTTCCAACTAAACCAGCCGCCTGATTGGAGCCAAGCGGAACAATTACCTGAGCGACCTGACCCTGTGCCGTTACTCCCGTTAGCCCAATAGACCGGCTATCTAAAACTGTACCAACTGCACCGCTTTCTGCAACCCCGCTCAATGCCTGAGTCTGTGAAACGGCAACCGAATCTACGGCTCCAGCAGCTATTACACCAGACAGCCCAATAGTTCTACTATCTACTACAGTGCCAACAGCCCCAGCGGCTTCATTACCAGAAACTACAACTGATTGCGACTGGACAACGGCGCCAACTGCCCCAGATGCTGCAACCCCTGTAAGGGCTATCGTTAATTTTCCAGCAACCGAACCAACAAAACCTGATGCAACATCCCCNGTACTAGGTATAGACTGGAAACTGGCATCTGTGCCAACCGCTCCCGAAGCAGAAACCCCAGAGAGAGCAAGCGTGATGCCGGGGCTTGCGGTGCCAACTTGGCCCCCAGCTGATTCACCAGAAGCCTCAAGAGTGCCACCCCAGCCGTTCGCCCCCCACGTTTGGTAGCCCCAGCCGAGAGACATGAATTACCCTTTAGGTGGTTGCGATGCGCAACAAACCAGTTGTTGTAGTATTCGACGGCATCGTCAAGGTAAACGTACCCGCAGTAATCGTCTGGTCACCAAAGGTGTACACCGCCACAGCCTTGTTTGACTGGGTTGAGTTGTATATCAGCACAGCGTTAAAAGCCGTAGTAACAGTCAACGAAGTCCAAGAAAAACTAGCCGTTGGAGTCCAATACGCCACACCAGCAGTCGCTGAACTGTTAGTCGCAATAGGAGCCGTGCCGTTAGTAACCGTAACACCGCCCGCTGTATAGCCTGTACCAGAAGTGTTTGTCACTTCTCCAGTAGTACTGTATGCGGTTGTTGCGGCGTTAACCGTAGCAGAACTAAAGTACAGAGCGGCCTTGAACGTATCAGCAGTTGTAGCCGCACGGATGGGCGCAGTACCAAAGTTATGCGTTGCTGTCAGAATTTCCCCCATGAAGGAGGTACACATTGATGCGGTATTACTCATAGTAGTTCCTTAAAAAGTGCCTGTTTCACCACCCAAAGGCGGCATTTTCTTTAGTGTTACATGAACAGAACGGTGTACAAGTTCACCCTCTAACCAGTATTCTGTCCATGTGGTTAATTCGTTGTCGTTGTCCACAGTACCCTCACGCTTTTCTAGCAATGATTCGTCCATGTCGCCTTTGGTTGTTGTAACTAGCATTTCAGTCTTTCTACAAGATACGAATGATTGATGTTTCGGGGTTGTTGGCGGGAAATTGAATTTTAAAATCTTGAGTCAATGTAACTTGATCTATTCCGAAGTTTAGTACCCCAACAGATTTATTGCTCTTTGTAAAATTATAGATAAGTGCGCCCCGGACTGAAAAAGTTGTCGCATACCAAATTGGGTCCGCAAAAGAGGCATATCCAGTATTATTACCAACGCCTACAGTAGGAACAAGTAGTACTTGGCCCCCTGCAGTATAGCCAGCACTAGTTACTTCTCCGGTGGTTGTGTAGACAGTTGTATCACTATCCAACGTAGCACTTGAGTTATACAAAGCAATTTTAAATACATCATTTAAAAAGTCATGTACGCCCAAGAGCACTTGTTGTTTGAATGATGCGGTAAGTCCTGCTGTAAACATCTAATTACCTCGCAGTAATTTTAGTTTGCCCATCCCGGTAGGCATCACCACGCTGCTTGCCATTACCCAAGTTTTGGAGCAATGCAAGAGCCTCTTTGTATTTAGCATCATATAAAGCCATCATGTCCGTTTCACCTTTCATAAAGGTGTACGCCTCCACAAGAGCTCCATAGAGCAAAACAGAAGAGAAATTGTCGCTTAGCCACGTAGTTCCCGCCGTCACAATCGACTGGGGATAATAGTAGTAATGAAGTTCAGCCTTGTATGTTGTATTAGGCGTCGGACCTAATATAAAAGATAACTCAGTTATTGCATTAGATTGCGGACCAAAAATAGCGTAATACTTAGGTTGAGCAGTATTGTTGGGGTTAGGGTATACCTCACGAATGAAGTTAACATCTTTGCTCAACAAGTAGAGGTAGTCACCCTGAAAGGCCATCGTGCCAGAGACAACTCCACTATTAGCCACTGATAGTGTTATGGTAGTTCCATTAATTGCACTTACTGTGGCTCCTGTGCCAATTCCTGATCCAGTAACGTATTGCCCTACAGCAATATCTGTGGCGCTGCTTACGACGATCGTGTAGGCCCCGGAGCTGCCAGTTGCTGTTGGCGTGAGATAAACATACACAGCCAATGAATAAGCAGACAAAAAATCATCAGGGGCAGAAAGATATTTATTGCCAGATGTTATTGTCCCAGTCTGATTTTTACGCAAATTAGCCAACTGCACGGTGTTGTAAATACGCTGTTCTGCTTGATCTACAAAAGTAGCAAGTTCTGTCGCCGTGAACGTATTCTCGGTGTAATCCGCAATTGCAGTGGTGAGGTCAGAGTAATTCATGTTATACGCGTAGTCACTTGTGCCAACAGCCCCGTGGCCGTCAGTTGTCTAGAAGGCGGCATAGGCATCATACCTATACTTGCAAAAGAAGTGTCAGAAGTTTCACCCACAAACACCGTTACAGCCATCCTAGCCTCTGGTCTGGGTTGATACAGTGCCTGTGGTTCGGTGATATTGCGTTTTGGCTCCAACTGGGGATGCTTAGGCTCGTAACACTCTGGGCAGACCTTAAAACCCTTCCAATCCTTGATAAGCGTCAGAAGTTTATAGCGCTGACCGCATTGGTCGCAGAGCGCTATCGCAAACTTGCCGGATGCGTATCCTGCGCCCATTCTTACCTCGACGAGTAAGTTGGCACCAAGAAGACGCTGGCTGTATCCCTATCTTCAGTGGCTGCACGGGCAAATTCTTCCTCGTACAACTGCTTTAAAAGCAAAACACGGTCTGGAGCCTTCTTCACAGATAAATGGAACGCCAATCCTGCCGTCAAAGCAGGCAAAAAGCGGAACACAACATCCGCTGTATTGGTGTATGCCCCTGCATTTTCAATGCGACGAATGGCATAGTAGACAAAAGTCCAAGTCTGTGTCGAGTCAGGAGCAGGGTACAAATACACCGTGGTAGGCACCGAACGCTGTACATAGTACTGGGCAGGACGTGATTGGGTATTCTTGTTAGGGATATGCAGCCATTCTGCACGGCTGATACGATCAATTGTGATGTCTTGCTGGGTAGCAAGACCTGAATTTGTACGAATTACCGCAGACAAAGCATTGATGGTGTCGCTTGGG